CTACTAACTGTCCTGCTTCATTCTTTTGTTTTAGTAAGTAAGCGTCTCCTGATATGTGCATTGATTGTACTAAATAGTTTTGTACAACATCTCCTGACATATAAGGATTAGGTCTTTTAAATAACATTGTTAGTTGATGATTAGGAACAATGTCATATTCTCCTACTTCATTAAGTTGAAATACTTTTAATTCTGCTTCAGCAAATGAAGTTCCAAGTACTTGTAAGCAAGAAACTACTGCTGAGTTAGACGCACCATTACCTAAACCTTGTATATTAAACTGACCTGCTGATGATTGATAACCTTGAATAAAGTTTGTGTTATTACTATTAACACCTTGTCTAAAAAAGTTATATCCTGTGCTTCGTTTTTGTTCTGAGTTACCAAAGACTACTTCTCTGAAACTTCTTCTCTCTGCCATTATTCTCCTTGTAGAGCTTTGTGAAGTAATGGACGCAACCCTTATCGGCACTACTCCACTCTGCTCTAATCTTACATTATATTAGAAAACTTTTATACTTTTACGCACTTTTGATTCTATCACGCTATATGCGAGACTATCAACAATATCATCGTGTTCTGCTTCAGGGAATCTAAGCAGTTCTGTTTGTACATCTCCAAACCAAGCAGAGTTCTTAGGGAAGAATATATCTCCTGCTTCCATTCTTGCAATAAGTGGATAAGCTCTTGATACTTTATCTCTATCTGCTTTAAGCGACTTAACTATTAATCCTTCTCTCTTAGCCATTTGAATAAACGCCAACTGATAACCTGCTCTCTCAATTCCGACATAAGCAAGGTCATACTGTTCCACTTTTCTTTGTAGTAATGGCAATAAATCAGGTGCTTCCAATCTTCGTCTGTCAATGTCCAATACGAGAATCTTGCCTTCAGGTGTGATTGCCACCGATGTGATAACCGTGAAGTCAGCACTCTCTTTAGTTGATGTTGCCAAGTCAACAGTTGCGTATCTACGGCAATCTTCCAACTTACACTCTTTGTCTTTATATTTATAATAAACTTCCAAATATTCATCTTTTGTCTCCTTATCGATTGTTATTCGTTCTTCTATGGAGTAATGCTCAAACCAATCTGCTTTAAATAAGCCACCTGTGGCTTCAATAAACTGAGCTTCGTATTCTTGAGCAAATAAGAAACTACCTATTTCTTGCTTTGCTGATTCTAATTCTTTAGGGTCAATGATTGGATTTGTATATGTTGGGTAAGTAAATCTGACCCAATCATCTAATAAATTTGCTTCTGAGTAGAGCTTTTCAAAAAAGTTATATCCTTTTGGTGTGCTGATAAATAATGCACTACCTTTTTTCTCTGTTAATGCAGGTCTAATTACTTCTGCCCAAGTTTGTGGTTTCATAAAGGCACACTCGTCTAAAACAACAAAGTCTAAACCTGCACCTCTTAACTTCATAGGGTCGTCTGCTGACCTTACTTGAACTGAGCCACCTGTAGTTGTAATAATAGTTCTCTCAGCTTCTTTTACTTTTACTCCGTATTCAATGCCAATGCTTCTTAAATCTGCCCACGCTTCGTTAGTCATAGAGTAAGAAGGTGCAATCCACCAAGCTCTTTTACCTTCCCAAGCGTATTTAAGGCAAAGCCAAACACCTAGTTTGGTCTTACCCCAACGCCTACCTGCACTAAGAACAGTAAACCTTTTCATATTGTTTACTACTTCTTTTTGTGCAGAGTGTAAAGGTGGTAGCTCAATATCTAAGCCTGAGCTTACATTAGCGTCTAATGATGATTGCATTGTTACTCCTGCGAGTTAAACCAAATTAAAAATGACTCAATAGCTTTTGTTGATATTGGCATAGAACTGTAAAACATTCCATAATCTGTAAATACAGGCATAAAAACTATTGTTGGTACATCTTCAAAGTCGATTACTATTTCTTCTTCTAATATTTGTTCTTCAACATCTCTCATATTCAGATGTTGGACTATATCTGCAAACTTATCATTTAGTTCTTGTTCATTCATAATTTACAAGCGTCTCCACAATCGTCATTAAATTCTTGTGATGTATCTACAAAAGTTGGATTATCAATAAACAAATCGTCAGGTAACTTAAAATCTTCATTCTTCATTCTCAACCACTTCTCCTTCTATGTATTTTTCTTCTTGTGTTTTATCTAATAAATTTCCGTCTGCCCAACGAAGTCTTACTTTAGGGTTATCTTGATTCTCAATGGCAACAGTATCTCTCTTGCCAAACAAATGTGGATATCTTCTCTCTAAGTACCAAGCGTCTGCCTGCCAAGAGCCATTCTCTCCTGCATTCTCAATTCTTTTAATTCTTCGTTCAATAGCTTTGGCTTCTGCAATTTGTATTCTTTTCCAAACTTTATCGTAAGGGTGTATGCCCTTTTGTCCTTTAATCTTCCATTCAGATAAAGCTGATGTGCTAATTCCTACTGATTGACACGCAAGATTAACATACATTCCTGAAGCAATAGAATCACAAAGTGCTTCTACTAACTGTTCATTATGAGCTAAAGTTTGCTTTGGCATTATCCACCCATAATAGCAAAGTCGGTCTCAAAAGAAACCGACCTGCAAGATTTGTTAAATTAAACTAAGTTTTCTAAACCTAGTCCTATATTTTTTATAGCATAGTCTTCGCTAGTTGCACATTTGATTACTGTTGCAAAACCACCTTCGATTGAATCGGTATGTCCTTTGCTAACAAGTTCTCCATTGTGATACATAGGGCTTGATATAAATACTGACCCACCATTAAAAGTTGTTTTTAATGATTTAGAATTGTAGTCATAAGATTCTTCTATAAGTCTCTTAGCATTTTCTACATCATCATTATCGTATTCGCCTTTGCTTTTAAGTTTAAAATTTGAACGCAAAGAAACTTGAACTGTAATTATGTGTCCGTCTTTGTGTGTAAATTCAAAACCTGTGAAGTGAGTCATAAATTCAAATGATTCATTCTTATCTGTATGCCAACTTGTTTGATAATCAGTTTGAGATTTTAA